AACATTGGATGAAAGACTCCACAAGCGCCAGCCCAAGGAGCAGTACGATCTTCAATCTTTAATCCCATCTGATCTAAACCTTTAATATAGGTTTCTTCCCAATCAGATCGAGATTCTCTATCTGCCTCATATTGAGAAACTAACTCACTGCCTAACGCTTGTAAGTCACTTTCTTCTATAAAATTAACGAGGTTGGCATTAAAATCATTTTCGTCATCAGACTTTGAATTAGGATCAAAATCTATAATCATACCTCCGCCTTCAGTCTCAATAGAGATAGACTCTGGATTTTCAATAGCTAATGCTAAATCATCATCATCCTCAGTTTCTATCTCAATTTCATCCTCTAGCTCGATCAAACCCTCTACAGGTGTTGCTGGACTTCGTTCTATAGCCAATTGTTTCTCCTAATAATAATCTGCGACTTTTCCATGTTCTAATGGTTCATCTTCTTCATCTGAATACAGTGGTACAAAGCCACCTTGTCTAAATCTTAACAGAGCTTGCGTGGTGCTATCAACTAAATCATCGTGTTCCATATTAGGAAATCCTGCAAACTCTTCTATTACATCTTCTGCCCATCTAGTCTGTGGACACCATACAATACCGGATGCAAATAAATCAGATACCGCATTAACTCTGGATATCTTGTCATTACCTCTACTTGGAGTATATTCTGAAACCGGAATACCCAGCGCCCTTAATTCAAAAATCAAAGGTTGCCCTGCTGCTTTAGCTTCCACAATAAATGCGTCAGGACTATAGGCTTTATATTTTTCTAAAGCTCTACGCTCTAAATCTGGAAACTCTAGCCTTTCTTTATAAGCATCGAGCAGGATTAAGTTTGGAGCAATTTTTCCATCGTCAGCATTCTCACGATAAAAAACTCCCCATGTCGTACAAGCTGAATAGTCAGCACGCTGGGTTTTTAAAAACGCTGTATCCCAACTTTGGATAACAAACTCACACTCAGGAGGCTCTAAACCTTCCCAAGTCTGCCACCACTCACGCTTAACTAGCGCTCCCTCTTCCGAGGTGGGGTCTTGTTGGTACTGAGCCGACCACTTTGATATAGGTAGTTCTGCTCTCAGTGCTTCTAATTCTTCTAAACTCCAATACTCTTCCCATAAGGGTCTACCCGATGGCAGTATTGCAGGGAGTTCCATAACTTCCCATTGGTCTGATCCAACCCTTTTTAAGCTAGAGTTAATAACTTGACCTGTTAAATCTGTCTGATGCCATCTTGTCATAACAATAACAATCGCACCATTAGGCTGTAAACGCTGTCTCGGACCAGATGTATACCATTCAAAAGTCTTTTTAAAGACAGCAGGGTCAGCACTAGCACCCTCTTGCTCCGAATGCGGGTCATCAATAATTAATAGATCAGCACCCTTACCCGTTACCGCACCACCAACACCGATAGCAAAATACTCACCGCCCTTGTTAGTGTTCCACCTACCAGCAGCTTTACTGTCTGCTTGTAGTGATACATCGGGAAATGCAACATTAAAATCCTTGCTATTAACTAAATTACGAACTTTACGACCAAAACCTACAGCAAGTTCGGATGTATGCGCTGTTTGAATTACCTTTTTATCTGGAAAGTTTCCCAAGAACCATGCAGGTAGGTAATGTGATGCAAACTCCGATTTAGTGTGTCGAGGCGGCATGTTAATAATAATTCTTTTAAGTTCGCCCTTAGCAACCCTATCAAACATATCAGCCATTCTTTGGTGATGTTCGCCTTCAATAAAGGCACTCCACATTGTTCTAACGAAAGGCATGAACTTATCCTGACAGGACTGTCTTACAACTGCTTCCTCTCTTTCATTAAGAAGAGTTAGCAGTTCTTTTTTGTCGTTAGTGGATAAAGTATGTAGTTTGTTTGCAAGATAGCTATTGACTGAACTATTCATAATATATACTTAGTAAGTTTATAAATATACCAAGGTAGAAACTTAAAATTAAAAACTTAGTAAGTATATATTCACTGAGTCTATACTTACTAAGTATCTGCTTAGTTAGCTATCGCTTGATTATACCATGTATACCTACCTTCACATTGCGTGTCAACTAAAATATATATGCCCCGCGCATGAGACTCTACCCTTTTTCCTGAAAACACAAGGTCAACTGTCCATAATCCACATGCTTGCAAAATGCAATAGGGGGTAGGGTATGAAAGTTACTCTATGAATGAGCAGACCACTATGTATTGATAATACGCAGGTAGTCGTTCCTGAATATGGGTGGGTGGGTATCCTATATTCTTTCTACTTTTGTTTCTGGAATGGGGTGGGGTTTGTAATAATGTAGTAGTATAGTGGTACAGTCAGTTGTTCGGATACTCCTCTATATAGTGGAGCGGATCAGAGATATACCTCTGGACTACTCATTGCTTATTAGAGCCATTATCTTAGCCTCGATATCCTCATCTATCTCTTGTACTGATCTATCGCTCTTAACCTCAATCTGGTCAGTGAATAATCCAATGGTCTTACCAATCAACTCAAGGCTACGAATGCGGGATGAATCAGAGGATGCCTGAATGCTCTCTTTATATAGCTGTGTCATAACATGCTCCCTTAGCCTGACTGCTGAGGACAGCGTAGACCTATCTCTCTTCTCAATAGCAGTCTGAATGCTTAGTGCTATCTTAGGGTCAGCCATCAAACGACTAGCCTCAACCTCAGTCCACTTGGGAATACCTCCTGTCTTTGTCAGGGTGACATCGTATGCCTTTGCATAACAAGCTTTATAACTACCTATCTTTCCCTTCACCACTAGGTCACAGAAATGCCTCTGTTTGGGTGTAAGGATTGTGTCTGGCTTGCTCACTAATTTGAGTGCGGGTTTAGTCTTGTCTCGGCTCTTTTTATCGGTCATGAATTACTCCCTGTTTGTACTAATAATATTAACTGGTTTTAATCTTTTAAGTAATGCTAGAGGAATGACTGCATAAATGATTATGAATAAGAGGTTGCATATAGTGACTAAGAGAGTAGTATTCCAATTGTGGTTGGTTTCATCACGATAGCAATCGGCAGATATCGACCACAACAGTGACCTGATAGCTGTCCATCGTCAGATGCGAAAACACCAGAGTAGGTAGTGCTGAGATGCTACTGGAGAATGACTGAGATGATCATTGACCAAATTACAAGGTTGACATCTCGCCACTTAAACCAAAACAATTTGGATGTGGTTGCCAAGAGGTAGGAGGGTTCGCAAAAAAGAATGTAGAGATTATTGCATCCTGTTTTTAAGGCTCAATGAATCTTGCATCGGTAACAGCTTATTGAGGAATTAGGTGGATTCTTAGAGAGGGTGAGGACAGAGCGTCTGCCACCGCTCAGTGATAGAAACCACAGATTCATAAGTGAAGGAAACTTCAGTACGCAGATTGAGTAACCATTAACCACAATCTGATTAATACCGAGAATAGAACACCATGTTAGCAACTGTAGGCTAGAGACAAACAAACAAGATAATTTAGACGCACATTCAGACACACCTCCATGTGTCATAGTGAAGTTTGGCGATCACTATCTGAAGAGTCCTATTCAGGACACCAGTTATGCCTAGAATTGTTTCTAAATACGAAACACAACATGGAGGATACTCAAATGATAAATTCAAAATATCAAGAAGAATATCGACACAGACCATTCGCTACTGATCATGGAAATGACAGGGTCTTAAAAGCAGTGAAAAAGATCAACGCTAGTGAGGCTCAAAGAGTCATCGATGTCTTAAACGACATCGTGATTAATGATGCCATCATTAAAGCTTTCTCAAAAGAAAGTGTTGAGGTTTCTAAACCTAATCTCTTGGACATACAGTACAGATTTAATAGTGTGCCTGTAACTCTAGGAAGTTGATCTTCATCCTGAGCATGATGCGAAAACTGCTCACAACAAAATTATATGTCTGTGAATTAACACACTGATGAGAATCCTAATTCAGGGATTCAAGAAACATGGAGGGTAATTATTATGATTACTGAAAATGGCGAAAAGCAAACTGCAAAACAATATGTCAATGCTAGGTTCGAGAGTTATATCTCAATCATCTATG